CAGGTAAATGCTGAAAGTCCATTATTTTGTTCAAGATTAATTTGTGTTGTACCATCAGGTATTGTACAGGTAAGTCCAGGGAGTGACGTGATAATAGCACCACCCATCTCCTGCATAGCAAGCGCCTGCCCGCCAGCGCCACTCAGACTTGTAAAAGGCAAGTTGCCGAGTGATGAATATCCTTGTCCTCGGTTTGTAATTTCAGCTTTAATATGAAATGTTATAAAACATATATTATCTACTCTTTTATATTTCCCATAATTATATACTACCGTATATGTAGGGTTCACTAATGTTTGTGGTTCTCCACTTTCCTCATCACGTCTACAAGTTAATGTTATTTGAAAATCTCCAGTTTGTATTTTAGGAGTATGATATATATTTATTGACTGTGCCATTTAACACCTCAATCGCTTTTAGTAATACCTATTATATTATTATAATATACAAAATAATTGTATCAATAATAATTTCACATTTTTTTGTCTGAAACCATTTAATTATAAAAAAACACATAATTTTATGTGTTATGTTATAATGGATTTAGCGTGCCTCGAAGAGTGCGGGTCGTTTTTTCTTTCTTGAGACTGTTTGTCTCAGAAAGGAGGCGACATCATGTTAGATTTGTTCGACTTATTGTTATTAGCAATCGAATTAACTTCGTTGATACTACAATTTAAAGAGCACAAAAATAACAACCGCACCGTGAATGTGGTTGTTGTAATTATAAAACTGTAAAATTTATAACGACCCGCAAACGAGTCACGCTACTATTTTACCACTTTAAAACTAAATGTCAAATGTTATAAAATAGTCGCTTCTTGTACAGTAAGTAAGCGGTCATAATAACTTCATTGCTAAGGACTAGCCGCTTTTGCGGTATCCTGCTGCTATTGTACCTCTTTTTTAATTTTTGTCAAGCAATTAGAATTCAAAAAGTAACTGCCTTGTGTTGAGAAAGCAGTTACTAATTATTGCCAAATCAATTCTAAAGGGCTGGCCGCTTTTGCGGTATCCTGCTACTATTGTACCTCTTTTTTAATTTTTGTCAAGGTTCATTATCATTTCAACTCGCTTCATCACTATAGGTTTTAAAGTATTAAAAAGGCGCTGCGTTTTTTTTATTTCGCGGCGCTCCCTTATTTCTTTTTGATGCTTTTCTCTATATTCTTTTTGTTGTTTTAATATCTTTTCACGATTATTCAAATAGTATTTATGTTTTCGTTTTTTAAAATATAATTTGTGTGTCTTATAGTAATTCCGACGATATATGCGCTGGTATTCTTTGTATTTTTTACTTTTATGGTATAAAAGGTTTGCCTTGCGCTTCTTTCTGTCATTAGTATCTAATACATATTCGTCAAGTTCCTCATATGCCTCTATCTCATCATATTCTAAGATACAATCTTTAAATTTACAGTTAAAACAATCACCGTCACATTTCATTACCATAAATACCACCAAAAAATAAGTGCCATGTTTTGCACTTATTCGTCACCTAAATTGAGTCTATCATACTAAGTTTTTTATCATTTAAAACACCTTTTTTTTAAAAAAACTTGTTGACATGTGTAGTATATTATATTAAAATAATAAATATTATAAAAAGTATTATTTTAGGTGGTGTTTGATGTGTAAAATAATATCAGTAGTCAATAATAAAGGTGGATGTGGAAAAACAACAACTACTATTTGCCTTGCGAATCAATTACAAATATACGAGTTCGACGTTCTTGTTGTAGACACAGATTCACAATGTAATACAACAACTTTCTACGGTGCCAAAACTTACGATACTTACACAATGATGGATATTATGTGTGCTGATGTTAATGCAAATCTTTGTATTCAACGTACTAGTGTTGGTGATATAATTCCATCAGATAAATGTCTCAAAAATGTTGATATTAAGATATTAGATGATTCTAATCGTTTGTTACATTTGAAACGTTCAATGGCAAATATTAACAAATATGATTATGTCATTATTGATACCCCACCACAACTCTCTATTATGACTTTAAATGCTTTAGCATCTTCCGATTTTATTTTGCTCCCTACAGATGAATCGGGGTGGTCGATAAATGGGATCTTTGAAATTCTCAATGTTGTTAAGTCAATTTCGAATACAGTCAATCCTTCTATAAAATTGGCTGGGCTTTTGATTACAAAGGCACACCCTTATACACGTGTTTCTAAAGAAATATCGAATGCAATAAATAAGTTACTCGCTCCCAAAGGTTTGAAAGCTTTTAATACTAAAATACGTGAATCAGTAGCTTGTCGTGAGGCTATATCTCTTAAAGCTGTACCTTTGGCAAAATTTGCTCCGAATTCTAATACTTGTGTTGATTATAAAAATTTTACTGATGAATTACTTGAGGTGATAAATGGCTAAAAATATATATGAGAATAAAATTATTAAAACGCCAAATTTTCAAGAAAATAAACAAAAAATTATTTCTGCTAAAGTTCATACACATACTTGGAATAAATTTACACAAATTAATAAAGCACAAGGTATGACAAATAATAGTGCCCTAAATATGATTGTTAGCAAATATATAAGAGAAAATAGTAATATATTATCAGAATTTAATTTAAATGATTAAATAGGTTTTTCAAATACATTCAAATAACCTGTTGTCGTAAGTATAAGCTCATGGTTGGAAGTTATAAGTTCTACTCGTGTAGCCCCATCTGAAACAATAAAATTTTCGCCATTATTAGTTAGGAAACGGTCACCATTGTTTGTAAGAAACGTATAAATTGAAGTTCCAATCCACGATTGATACATAAGCATCAATAAGCTCTCAATTGTGTTGATTTTTACGTAATAGTTAAGTGGCCTATCTGGGACTTGGGGCCAACCAGTTGAGTCAAAACATAATACCATATTTTTTAACTGGTTAATAATTCGGTCAGATTCCTCACCGCCAAATATATCAAGCATATTCCAATCTGTTTTATTTATATACGGAATATTTAATAATCTACTGAGTAATTCAAGGTCATTCTCAATCCTATTTAAATCTTTATAATTTAACGCGCCAATCATACCAGCTAAATATTCCGTTTTCTGTTGCTCACTTAAGTTTCTATATCCTATCGATTTGTATAATTCTAATTTATCAATATCAGCTTGCGTACGGTTATAAATTGGATCTATCCAACCAGATGGTGCATTCTCATCTATAAAATACGAACCTGAAAACCCAATCCAAATTGTACCTAAGCCCCAATAAAATGCTGAAAGTCCATTATTCTGCTGTAAATTTATTTGTTTAGTATTGTCTTTTATTGCACATGTTAAATTACCAATTGTGCTTGCACCACAAAACATTTCCTGCATTGCTAAAGCTTGCCCGCCACACGAATCCGCACTTTTGTACGGCAACCCAAGTATTGAAGCATATCCAATGCCACCATTTGTGATATTTGCTTTAATATGGAATGTTATAAAACATATGTCATCAACTCGTTGATATGAACCATAATTGTATTCTACTGTATAAGTAGGGTTTACAATAGTTTCTGGAATACCACTTTCGTCATCACGCCTACACGAGAGAAATACTTGGAAATTACCTGTCTCTATCATTTTCATTACCTTTAATATTATTTTTTAATACTTTTCTACTATTATACTATTATCTCAGAATATTCTCAAGAAAAAAATTAACCTCCCGCATCTTAAAGGAGATTAATTGGAGATTAATTTTGGTTTTCGTTTTTGCTGGTATTTACCAGGCATTTTGTATTTTAGTTAGTTCATATTCGTTTGTCAATGCTTTATACTATTTTTAGCGTGATTTGGGTTGCACGGGTTCATTTCTCCTAACTAGCTGTCTGCTAGAGAAAGGAGGGATGATTATGAGAGATAAGATTATTCAAATCTTAAATATCATTTTATTGATACTTCAGATTATGAGTTTCTTTAAAACTCACAAAAAAATCTACCGTGCCACAAACACGGTAGTAGTTAAGATATACATTTAATGAACCCGTTCCCAGGTCACGCTATTATTGTACCTCTTTTTTAATTCTTTTGTCAATATCACTTTTTTATCAAAAAAAATATTTTTTTAGAAAATCTATTTACTTTTTTTGATTGGGTATGATATAAACTAATTGTGAGGGAGGTTTATATATGAATTTTAAAAAGCACTTACTTAAAATATTGCCTGCGGTAAATGCCGCCTTTTTGGCTTGTAACTGTTCTCTAGTTAGTAAATGTAATGCTGTTAAAATAGAATTGTTTTCGGACGATTGTAGTTTTATAGTAGATACAGAAAAAGGTACCGCTTCTCTTTGGAAAATATATATTGGTGCAAGAGAAAAAAAATTTATAATTGTCCCTAAATCTGTAAAATTTGTTAGTTCTAATTTTAAAGTTGTTGACGTATACGCTAATGTGGTTGACAATGTAAAGAATAGACTGATTAAGTTGTTTTTGCCGTCTTCATTGCAAAAATCTGGTGTTTTAGATAAAATTAAGGCTTGGGACGTTGATGTGAGTTTTTATGATAATCTTGTTGATATTAACGACAGTGATAACAGTGACAGCTCTACTCAACCGTAGATTTTATCGTATTTAAGGACTATATGTTACAATCTCTTGTAGAAGCTAATATCGAATCTAGATGTGAAAAAATAAAAGGCACTCTTATTGAAAAAAATAAAATGTATGGTGATAGTTTTTTCAAAACCCTTGAAGAATACGGTGATTCTCTTATATGTGTGCGTTTAGAAGACAAATTAAATAGGTTAAAGCAAATAATACTTAAGGGAATGAGTGATAAAGAATCTGACGAAAGATTAGTTGATACTTTGACTGACATTGCTGGTTATTCTATACTTTCACTTGTTTATCTTGAAAATCTTAAACAATAAGTGGTGATTGTATGAAAGTATATCTTGCAAATTCATTGTTTTCAGAATCAGATCAAATGTATAATAAATTTTTGGCAAGTGAGATTAGAAATGCTATCCCAGATGTTTCTCTTTATGTACCACAGGAAAATGAAAGTATAAATAATAAAGAGTTATTTGCCAGTAGCTTAGCAATTTATAATGCTGACAATATGATGCTTGATGATTCTGATGTTATGGTGTCAGTCATAGATGGCGTTGAGATAGACTCAGGTGTGGTTTGCGAAATTGGTAGATTTGCAGCCTTATGTGAATTGGATAAAGAAAGAAAAAGAACAATGTTGGGTTTGTATAGCGATATTAGGCAAAATGGCACAGAAAATTCTAGAAAAATTGAGGCTCTTATTCATGATAGTAAAGAAAATCAATTTATGTATAGGAATTTATATGTTATTGGTGCTATTAAAAGAAATGGGCGTATCTTTTATAAGTCTTATCAACTAGTCAATTATCTGAAGACTTTGGTTTTTGATTAGTTGTTTGACTTTAATTTGGTTTGTGCACACAATATATGTGGTTGTGTCTCTTTTCCTACAAACTTTCATATTTTTTTTCATATTGACATATTTGTCTCCTTGGTAAATCTACGTTCAAACTATATGAGGCACAACCAGACTAACCTATTAATTGATCACTACCTTGTGTTGACATAGATAGTGATCATTTTGATAAGCACGCGTGAGAAAAAACCAATGATTAATCATTTGGTTTTTCTTTTTTCAAGCATGCAATAATACCCCATGTGGAAGTAACTAAATTCATAAAATCTAAAATTGCACGTGCTGTTTGTGCAGTTACAATGTCGTATATTAACCAAAATATATTACATATCGTCCAAACCCAAAAACACGATTCCTTCTTTAAAACATTTAATACCGCGCCATATACCGCCAACAATGAAAAAAACCATAAAACAATCTCAATAATATCGACCACATTAACTCCAAAATATCAATTTCTCCTAGTCTAACACAATACCTAAAAGAATAAATTATATAAAACCCATCTTTTGTCTAATTTCTTGTCTTATTTTGTATTTTACGTATAATTAGTTCAGCGTGTCTTGGGTTGCACGGGTTCATTTCTCCTGACTAGCTGTCTGCTAGAGAAAGGAGGGGTGATTATGAGAGATAAGATTATTCAAATTTTGAATATCATCTTGTTGATATTACAAATTCTGAGTTTCTTTAGAACTCATAAAAAAATCTACCGTGCTAGCACCACGGTAGTAATTAATATTTACAAAATTTAATGAACCCGTTTCCAGGGCACGCTATTATTATATCATATTATTCTAAAAAAATCTACCGTGCTCACATCACGGTAGTAATTATTAAATCAAGCAAATAATGAACCCGTTCCCAGGTCACGCTATTATTATACCATATTATTCTAAAAAAATCTACCGTGCTAGCACCGATGAATTATATTCTTCTGGCAAATAGTGTGTTTCTTTCATATTTGAACTATCTAATTTTAAAACTCTAAATCCTACATCAAGATCAGTTTTACCAGTTTCTTCGATTATCTTTTTACCAGCTCTTCTAATTCTTTCTTTTCCAATTTCACAAATATTTTTATATCCAGCTTTGAAAGCTTCGCTTTTTTCATTGCAAGACTCAGGAAGTTGCACCATAATGAATTTTCTGTTTCCACCATCCTCAGCGTTTAATTGCATTACCGCATGCGCTGTTGTCGCTGAACCGCTGAAGAAATCTAATATTATATCATCTTTCATATCTAGTGAACTAATAATATTGTTTAAAAGTATTAATGGTTTCTTACCATTTGGAAATTTTATACTTCCCTCAAAATTTATGTTTCCATAGCCAGAAGCTGTATTCCAAACATCACCGAGAATATCGCATTTAAGTAATTTTCCATTTTTTATTTTGCATGATTCTTTCAGTGATCTACAAAACCTAGTTATTCCTTTTCCCTTATTTTCTTTTATTAATTTTAAACCATTATGAGATATAATCTCTCCACAAGAAAGACTATATTCTTCTTGATTAGACAGATCATTCTTAGTATAAGGTGAAGTAGAATACTGTATATCTGCAAGTCTATTTATAATTTCATTTTTGATATTATTATCGAAGTTCATTATTTTTTGTATATTTAATTTATTGATTTTTAGACCGAATTTTTCAAATATTTTTGAGTAATTTAATTCAAACCAATTCAGAGTCGAATAACTTCTACCATTTTCATATATAAAATCATGATCAAAATAAATATATGATTTAGAAGGAACATATAAAGGATTAAGTTGTATCTTCCTAGATTTGTATACAATAATATAGTCTTTAGTTTTTATAAAAGTTTTATATTTACTAGATGATTTTGTGCCAAAAACACTATTTGCTGATTGATTAACGATACATGCGACAAAATTTTCTTCCCCAAAAATCTCATCACAAATTTTTTTAAGATTGTGCACTTCACGGTCATCAATAGATATAAAAATAACACCATCATCGGTAAGCAAGTCTCTAGCGAGTTTTAACCGAGGATACATCATATTAAGCCATTCTGAATGTGTGAATTTGTCCTTATATAATCGATTTTTTCCAGTATTATAAGGAGGGTCAATATAAATCAGCTTAATTTTATTCAAATAATCTCTACGAAGTATTTTCAATACATCAAGATTATCACCCTCGATATAAAGATTCTGGGTAGTATTCCAATTAACACTTTCTTCTTTACATGGTACTAATATCTTATCGGTTGGCCGATTTGCTAGAAGTATTGATTCTTTTTTCCCAGGCCAAGTAAGTTCGTACTTTTCTTGATTTTAACCAATAATATCATCAGAGAGTTCTTGTTTTAAAGTCTCAAAATCGATTTTAAGAGTTATCTTATCATTTTTATCTTTAGCTTCTATTACACAGTTTGGAAACAACTCTTTTATTTTTAAAATATTTTCAGAGACAATATTAGAAGTAATAGTTTTTATCTTCTTCAATTTTTGGCACCTCTTTTTGCAAAAATTGCATAATTTTTTTTGTAATTTTTAGGTAATAAATACAAAAGAACTCATAAAAAAATCTACCGTGCCGCAAACACGGTATTTGATTTTATTAATAATATTTTTGCTCATAAAAAAATAACCGCTCCTACATCAAAAGTTTACGGTTATTAATGCAAATCTTTTAGGGTCAGCCACTTTGGGCCCTTGCTACTATTATAACATTTTACACTAATTTGTCAATAGTTTATTATTGGATTAGCGTGTCTTGCACTGTGGGTTCATCTTACTTTCAATTGTCCTCCGTTTGAGGAGAAAGTCTGGTGATAAAATGCTCGGTTGGTTTTGGTTTTTATTCACAGTATTCAAATTTGTTTACTTTGAATTTATCAAAAACAAAAAAAACAATCGACGCCCACGAAGGAAGCGTGGGCATCGTAAATATAAATAAACTACGATGAGCCCGCAAGCGAGTCACGCTACTATTATACCATTTCACACTAATTTGTCAATCCCAGACAAAAATTTTCTTGCAATTATAGCAGCTATTGCGCCATCACTTGCTGCAGTTACTAGCTGTTTAATTGGTGACGATTTGCAATCACCAGCAACATACACACCAGGTATTCCAGTCACAATGCTAAACCCATTGTTATCACTTTTTAGCTGTGGGAATAAGGAATTATCAAATGTATATCCAATCTTTAAAAATATTCTCGCACAGTTTAGTGTGCTTGCTTTACCATTTTCTAATATTTCAATTTTTTTAACGTCTTCATGTATAGACAAAAGTTTCGTATTATAGTGTATAAAACAATTTTTGATAGTGGATATGTCTTTTACTAGTTTTAAATCAGCACGTGCTTGATTTGATCTAATTAATAAATGTACCTTTTTTGCAATATCCTTCATATATTTTGCACATTCAAAAGCGCTGTTGCCACCACCTACAATAGCAATATTTTCCCCCTTAAAGAAATGCCCATCACAAAGTTCACAATATGTAAAATTCTCATTTTCAAATCCTTCAAGTGTTCGTGGTTGGGAACCAATAGCAATAATCACAGATTTAGCAAAATAAACACCTTTATCTGTATAAATTTTTTTAATTTTACCATCAAGCTGTGCCTTAATTACTTCAGCATACTTAGTAATTCCAAATTTAGAAACTTGTGAATAAATTTTTTGGCTTAGTTCTTTACCTTTGATACTTGAGAAACCAGCATAGTTTTCAACTGTTGGAATATAATTGAGTTTTCCACCAAACAATTCACGTTCAAAAACTAAAACTTTAGTGCATGAATAAGCAAGATATAAACCAGCTGTTAATCCGGCAATCCCGCCGCCAATGACTATACAATCAAAAATTTCTTGTTTTGTTTCAATCATATAATATTCATCCCTCCAAATTTAGTACTAATGTTCAATTTAGAATTAAGAATACTAGCATGTGGAATAAAAGCATATTCCATAGCATCTATCATATCTATATTGACCGAGCCATCATCTAGCCTAGTATCTATTGCGCTTGAATCCCAAACTGCATTTTTGAGTGATTCAATTGTATTTGTGCATGTATTCATTATTTTAAATCTTTGAAAACTCATAAGTCTACTCAATAACTGAATACGATCAATAATTTTGATTTTTTTACAATCCGACACTTGAAACTGTCCAACATATCTATAAAGGTAGTATCTAAGTCCCTTTGTTAAGACCTGCCCAAGGCCACCCCAATCAGCTAAAATATTGTTTATATTTCCAAATTTAGAAAATACTTTTCTCACAAATTGTGCAATATATTTATACAATTGTTCTGGTGATTGGACACCTTCTATTTGCATTTCATCTAAAACACAAATAGATTCAAATTTGTTGCAAAATCCAACAGCTACAAGCGCAGTATTTGATTTGCTCGCGCCATAATCAATACCAATATTTATACTATCTAATTGTGAAATTTTTATATCACTAATGATATATTTTTCGGGTTCATTTGCAAACTGATCATATATAATACCATCAGCTTGTACCCAGCGCCCTAGCACAAATCTTTCATAAAAAACACCAGTATATTCTTTTTTTATATCATTTCGTATTTGAGTTTCTATAGTGGTGTTATCATCGAGTAAAAATTTCCATGTTTTTAAACTTATTTCAGATTGTCGAGTTAAAAACTTTTGATAGAACCAATGCATAGGTGAATCAGGGTTTGTGGTTCCAAGTAATTTCGAACCAGTTTGTGATAGACGAGATAACAGCATTGTGAAAAAGTCTTCAGGATATAGTGTTATTTCATCACAATAAGCTGCTTGTAAAGTCATACCACGTATTTTATGTTCAGATCGTGAGTCATTAACGCCCTCTAAAAATATTTTATGGTCAAAAATACTCGCTTCTTTTTTAATTAGCGAGTATTTAAAAAATTTGGGTGGTACAATCGAATCTAGAATTGACAAACAATTTCGTTTTAAAGATGTCAATGTTTTTCCGACCATCAAATAATTATTCTCATTTGGCATTTGGGCGAGTAAAATAAGCCAAGCAATTAAACTCACATAGGTTTTCCCTGACCTTACAGAACCCTCTAATATATTGATCCTTTTAGTATTCCCAATAATAACATCTCGAACAAATGATTTTTGCTTTTCAGTAAATCCATCAAACATCTTCTTTAATTTCCTTAATAGCATCAATTAATTTCCCAAACACTTTATCAGTTTTTGATGTTTGTGAACTAATTGAGCCATTTTGAACGTTAATTAAGAATTCCAAAATTTCATGGTCGCCTTTTGCAATACCTTTTAAAAATACAGAAACAATTAAAGCAAATATCAAAGTATTTTTATACGAAACATTTGGCATATCTAATAAGGAAATAGTTTTTTTAATATCTTCCAACTGTGGCGGGATGGGTGCCAACATAATGTTATCTATCATTTCAGATATATATATTTTTTGTTTTTCAAATTTACTATTCAAAATAATCACCTACATTTTAATATAACTTTGTATTATATCTATAGCATTTTGTGCGCCAAAAGCAACTGTTGCATAATAACCATTTTGGTTTGCATAATTTATAAATTCATTTTGAAGTTTAGTTGGTTTATTTTTCCCTACCTTAAGTTCAATAAAAAGTCCATGATAACCACCTCTCGGCAGAGGCAAAAATATATCTGATACCCCAGCTTTCACACCTTGAAGTTTTAAATTATAAGCTTCTTTCGGATTTCTGAACCCACCATTTGGAATTGCGAACATCCATTTGAGTAAAGGATGAAAATTTGCAAATTCAAAAATAATTTTTTGATGTTGTGATTCAAATTGGCATTTCATTTGTATCAAACCTTTTTTTCGTATTAGCAACTTCAATTATTCTATCAGCAACTTTTAACAATTTTTGTTTCAAGCGTCCAAAACAAAACACCTTGCATTGATTGCTATCAGTTAAGTTTTTCAACACATTGATTGTCTCAATTGGTAAAAAGTGTGCTTCATCAATAATAACGAAGGAATCATAAGGAATAAAATGCAAATGTTCATCCCCAAGTAACTCAGGTGATACCGGGTACTTATCCCCATCATGAGATACAATATTTGGTGCCCAAACAACATCAGGCAAATAAACATATATATTTTTGCCTTGAGATTTTAACTCATAAGCTTTGTTAATTGCTGTGGTAGTCTTACCAGAAAATATTTTACCATAATAGAATAAAAAATTATTCATTTGTTGCCTCAAAAATAATATTTTTTATATAAAGTTGTTGACAATTACAAAAAAGTGATATATAATGTATAAATATGTTTTTTGGAAGGAGCATTATGGATAGTCGTACAATTAATGAACAAATTGATAATGCTCGTAAAACATATATAGATATGCGTGTTTGTATGCAAAAAGTAATTAATGGGTTACCAGATAGCCCCCATAAATCTTTTAAATACGCACATTACCAAAACTTAGTTTATAAAAAAGTATTTGGCCTAAATGCTGGTGCACTTAGAACAAAAAAAAACGTACCAAAAACTAATAGTGTATATGAACAATTCACAGTTAGTGAACTTTATGAGTGTGCTTCTGTAATATGCACTATATGTAGTGGTTTAACTGATGGTAAAGCATATGTAGATATAAAAGAAAAAATAATGGAGAGTTAAAATGAAAAATATGAAATACATTAATGGCAATATTAAGCGGTTACTAAGGCTTGTAAATAAGCCAGAAGATGATTCAAAGTCAATTCTTAAAATATATAAATTAATTATAAATTGGTACAACGAACATGCGTATCTTATGGATGACTTTGTAAGTACTGAGTCAATAGAATGTGCCGTGCTCGTTTCAAGTGTTATAATCTATGAAGATTTTCCAATACAATATTTTGATAACTTATTAGATAATGAGTCTAAAAAGTTATGTAGGTATATTTGTGAATACCTGAATTGTAATGAAATACATAAATCTTCATTTTTTAAGCCTTTTAAAATGGCAAATCATCGTCATCAAAGCTTTGTTGGATATTAGAATCACTGCCAACTTTGTTTGTGCGTCCTGTATCTGTTGATGCTGTTGAAGTATCGTGAATGTGGGACGCAACTAGTTGAAGTGTATTGTATTTTACGTTGTCTTTTGTAAATGAACTTGTTGTGATGTAGCCCTCTGCAATTATAGAAGAGCCAGGTTTGAAGTTTTCGAAAGCGGAAGTTGCATTTTTTCCAAAAGCGGTAATGTACATATAATCTTTTAAATATTTACCGTTTTTAGACTTGTAATCGCGTACTGATTCGACAGGTATTCTGACATATTTAATATCATTACTGTCTTTTATTTCAAATGGTTTTGTAACTATACAGTTAATTATAAATTTATTTAGCATTTTTATTAAACTCCTCAATTAATTTATCAAATTTAGTGGTTTGTTTCTCTGGCTCGTTTTTGTTTTCTGAAACTACTTTAAACTGTCGTTTCAAAGCTAAAATTTTCTTTTGATCTCTGCGTGAATACTGTTTGATATCTGTATGGTCCATATTTCTAAGATCAATAACATTCCTGAATGCAGTGTTAGCTAAGTCATTAAATAAAGCAATAAATTCAAAAAAATGAAGATTAGCGTTGTTGAGATTAATACCGTATCGTAGCCTAAAAGCACTATATATCATATATTGATCCTGATCAAATGAAAATAAAGTCTTGTATTCGCGAGTTTCATGAGAAACAATTGGCTCTTTTGTACTAGGGACACCAGCAGATAAAAACCAGTTTAATCCATTTATTGCTTCTTCTATGGGTGGTATACCTTTCCCAAACAATAGACGGGATGCGGTGTATAATTGTTGGCGATTGTCTATGAAAGATTTATCAGATAAACACTGATCAATTAATATACCAGTTTGGAATCCAGGGTTTATTAAATATCCTTCATATTCATATGGCAATGCGTCAATTAAAATATTCATAATTTAGCTCGTGTTTGTCTTTGATTCAAGCGATTAAAATATTTTAACGAATATTTGCCTTCAATATCTTTAATAAAATCGTCTTCATACTTTTTAGTATTAGAGATTATTATTGCAGAAAGCTCAACTAAGAACTTAGAAAGTAATTGTATTGATGGGTGTTCTACGCCAAATATTTTTTGAATTATTTCTTTGCCAAATAAATCACAAATGCTATTTTCAACCCAAGAAGCCATCTGTTCAATACTATCCCAATTATTTTCTTCTGAATTCGAATTTACCAAAACCTGATATTTGCTCATGAATTCATCAAATACTTTAAGAATACTATTAACTTGTGATCTATCACGTAGATCAATATCAATAGTGTCACCGTGCTTATTAATTTGGATTTTGAGCACGTTAACATCAAATAATATCTTTTCCATATTGATACTCCAAACTAAATATTATTCGTTAATTCACCAAATATAGTTTTTTGCAAAGAGCGCGTATATCTGTAAACATTTTGGACAGAGCAACCAATTCTAGTGCTTATTTCCTTAGCAGTAAGCCCATCAATAAAAGAAAGTGAAATAATAGTCTTATATAGGCAATCAGGCATCTGAGAAATTGCGTTTTCAATTTTTGTGCATTCTGATTTTAATTTATCAATCTTGTTATTGATAGAATCACGAATATCAAAAAGCTTTTGGCGTTCTTCAACGAAAGCTATTAAAGACTCATCAGATAATTTGGAAGTGTCTTTTGGAATATCACTTAAGTGATATCCTTTAATAATTTCATCCTCCATATCATTAATACGTGTATTAATAACCGCAAGTTCCAAAATATATTCAGATATCTTGGATTTTAATTTGCTAACACTGATAAGTCCGTTGCACCTAAAAAAATGCGTTTTAGTGTTTAGAACTGACATTTTGTATACCTCCTATGTATTCATATACATATAATACACAAAATAAAAAGTTTTAGAGCAAAAAAAAGGTTTTTTGTTCTAAAAAGTTGTTTTATTTTATATTCATTCTACATAAAAAACGTTAGATGGCAAAAAAATTAAAAAAAAAATAAAAAAAATATCAGAAAGTGTTGACAAAATAAAACAAAGAGTGTATAATAATAAACATAAAATGAGTAAAGGAGGTGCAAAAAAATAAATTTGATGTTGTTGGAGGTTAAATATGGCGGTCAAAACTATTATCATAATACAAGGGATGCATAACGCAATTAAAAATGTAGCGGAAAAAAATATGACGACAGTATTAGCGGTAACAAGGAGGGTGATAATAGAATATATAATGGATGAACACACAAGGGAAGAGTGTAACAAAAAAATAGATCCATATACGCCACCGTTTTGGTATATTGATAATTTGGAAGACGTAAATGAAATTAAGAAATTAGGAAATG